TTACTGCAAGATATCACCAGGCGGGTAACATCATTGAGTGATGAGGTAAAAAAGCTGCATGGCTTGTTTACTTCATTAGGAGTTGAACCTGATGATGCTACAGTAGCGCAGTTAAAGAAGGATGTTGAGCTATCCGGTCATATTGTTGAAGATGTGCGAAACGAGGCACTGAAATTTGCACAACTTATTGAAGGTGAAAGCCTGCCTGATGCTATTAAGAACACCATACTTTTAGCTGATTATAATCAGGCATTACAGCTTAGAGATGCTTATAGAATTAAAGCCGAGAAGCTCTATCCGTATACATGTCCCTCATGTGGCAGCACGATGCAGCGGGCAAGTGCAGTCATAGGTGGGGAAGCAGACACTACATTGAATCCGGAAGAGTATACCATAAAATAGGAGGCATATATGGAATTTGGACTATCATTTAACGGCATTGATGATTATGCAACATTTCATCTGGGAAGCGGTATAGTACGAGGAACGCATGAAAACTATCCTGTAAAAGTAAGTGCAGCAAAAACGGTTAGTTTGTGCAGCTCAGGGGATATTTTTAGCGGGGTACTTGTTACCATTGATACAGTAAATGAATACGGTGTAGTTAAGGAAACAGGGTATATTACCCTTCCCTATACCGGGACTGCACCCCAGGTTGGCGACGATAAGGAACTGGTTGCTGATGGAAGTGGTGGTGTAAAGATACCGGGAGAAGAAGAAACAGGGAGAAAGTACCGTATTGTTGATGTTGATACAACTGCTAAAACGGTAACCTTTAGGTTAGGATAAGAGGAGGAACACATGAAGATTGAAACAATAGCATTGTCAAAAGATATGTTTGTAGAGGCTAAAGAGACCGGTATTTCTTTTAAAGAAATTGTTGAACGTGAAGCAAAGAAGCATGGTAAGTTTAGCGATGAGCTTGCATCAAAGGGTATGGATGCGTTTGCACAGCAGTTAGCAGCACGTGATTTGAAACTATCAGGTGCTCATGCAAGCCTTGTTGAGGACTTTTTTAAGACCAATGATAGCAGGGTATTATTTGTTGAGACCATTAATGAATTTGTTAGAATTGGGATGAATGAGCAACTGGAAAGTTTTGCATCATTGAAGGATGTGATTGCTACCAGTACTGGGATTGTTGGGAGTGTATATCAGGCAGTAGAGGTTGATTTAGAAAATTCCAGAGCAACAGCTATGCGTGTTGGCGAACGCGGTACCTTTCCCAGGGTTACCATTAACTTTAAGGATAAGGCCATTACGCTGTATAAGATAGGGTATCAGATTGAAGGCACGTATGAAGCAATACGGAGGATGCGCACTAATGTATTTGGTACAGCAATGAAGGTTATAGGCAGAAATTTAGCACAGAGTAAGATTGCGGTTGCTGTTGATGTGCTTATTAACGGTGATGGCAATGGTAATCCTATTGAAACAATTGATCCCATGACTTCAGGCACACTTGCCTATGCTGATATTGTTAATCTGGAAGAATCCTTTGATGATTTTGCGCCCAATATCCTTATATCAGGCAAAGCAATGCGTGTGGCTTACCGTAATTTATCAGAATATAAAGATGCAAACGGACCCGCAATGATGGAACCGCCCAAAAAATGCGCTGCGGTACCTGCTGGATGTATCATTGCTCTGGATAACCGTGCAGCACTGGAAGAGGTATACGAAAAGGGTGCAAGCCTTGTGGAATATGACAAGATTATTACTCAGCAAATAGAAAATGCAGTGGTAAGCGAGGTGAGTGGTTACGCAAAGCTTTTTACCGGTGCAAGTAAGATGCTGTCAATATAAGGAGGTTACATGGATACTATACAGGTTAAAGTACGGGAAGATATAGTTAAACGGGGTGGAAGATTTTTTGATATTGCCGGCAAGCAGAAGATTGTATCCAAAAAGGCTGGTGATGTCATTGAAGTGGTAGAGACGCCGTTTATTCGCAGTAAGATAGCAACGGGTGAACTTATTGTAGTATCACGCAAGCAAGAAGCTATAGACTATACAGTATATGTAAACGACAGGGTAGTAAAAAAAATGCCCATTGTTAAGGGTATGAGTGATAGTGACCTGTTAGAGCTTGTTTATTCGGATAAGGTAATTATGAAAGCTATTGATAACAAGGACATTGTTGCTGTTGAACGTAACGATTCAACCATTGTTATCAGGACGAAGTAATGCTTACCACTATTGCTACTATAGCATTACACTGGCCTGCAGCGGCGCTTAATTTTGATGATTCTGCGTATGCAACTTTCATCAACCATGAAGACATGTATGTAAAGCGCCGTTTAATTCATTGGGTTGGGCAGGAAGCATATAACGATGCAATGCTTGAAATTCCTGCCGACCCACTGCGGGCACAGGCTTTAAAGGATGCAGAAATACAGCTTTTTCATGTATCCTGCTTACATAAACTATGGCGTGATGCTGGTATGGGTAAAGTGAAGACAGCAACATTGCCAAGTGGTATGAGTGTTACCCTGTCAACTATAAGCGAATCTGAGTTTAAAACATTGATACAGCATTACCTTGATGAGGCGTACCGGATAGTAGAGGATTATATATGCTACTGATGAAAGATTACATTGCAAAAACAATTGCCGAAACATTTACAGCATTGGCGCAGCATGAATTTATCATATTGAAGCGCACTATTACACAATCTGGCACACTGAATATAGCCCGGCAAACTAATTATACACCGGTTATTGCTACAGGTGATATATATATTCATGATGCAATGAAACAGTCACCAGCAGGTGTTGTCCATGAAGGTGATGCTACCATTTATATGATTACAGAACACTTTGAAGCATATGCTATAGCACCAACCGATAGGATAAATATTGGTGGCATTATAGATAACGGCGTGGTTACCAGCGGTACAGAATATACCATCAAAGATATAAGCAAGGATACATGGATTGATGGTACGGTTATTGTAAAGATAATTCTGGAGAAGATGCAATGGGATTAACATTAGATGGCGACTGGAATTTTTTTGATAGGACAAAAAATATTGGTTCATCCATACAGGAAACGATGGGGAATGCTCTTGAGGTAAGCGCAGAGAATATACGGGCTGCTGTTATTAAAGGAATACGTGATCAAAAATATTCATATGCACCACTTGCACAGCGTACAAAAGAATATAAGCAAAAGAAGGGCTTATCACCTCTTATACTTATTGCCGAGGGTGATTATTTATCATCATTTGCTACAAAAAAAATCAACTGGGATGAAGTGCATATTGGCAGCAATCATCCGCAATCACGAGCACTTGAATTTGGATATGAGCCACGTGGGTTGCCTGCAAGACCTCATTTTGCCCCTGCCATGCTTGATAGCGTGGATGAAGTTATTGCCACCTTGCAGGAAGCGCTTGCACACCTTTTTGACGGGTTAAAGCCATGATTATGGATCATATTACCTATTTTAAAAATATTATTGAGCAATCCATACTGGTTGATGATAAGCCTATATTGCAGGGTAAATTATATGAACTATATCCAGAGCCTTCGACGTTCATTGCGTCGCTGCCCTGTGCGGTGATTGGACATAGAATTGGCACGGCAAAGCAAACAGGCGGTATTGATACAAGCAAGGTTACTGATACGGATATTACCCTTACCCGTGAAATGATCCAGACCACACATCCCTACCAGATAGATTTTTACAGCAAAACGATAAACGATTTTATTGATGATAACAATATACTAACACAGTTTATTCGGGAAGTTACCAAGAAGCCTTACTATCTATGTAATGATGGCAGGATAATCATGATACATATTGGTGCTTTTGGACTTTTAGATGAGCCTGAACTTATTGAGCAAGGTCCTTACAAAGCATTTTGTCAGGTAACCATTGAAGATGCTGTGTATGGTACTACGATAGTACCACGCATCACAACAATACAATTTGATGAAGGAGGAGTATATGAGTGAGAAAGAAATAAGCTTACCCATTGAAAAGAAACCAGAACTTAAAACTATAAAGAAGAGTTTTGACGAACTGGTCATTGAGCACAAATTATCACCTGCTGTTGCACGGGCGGTACGAACACTCATGCGAGTGCCGTATAATGGCATGGTGAATGCTAACGATTTTGCTAAAGCGGTGAAACAATTTACTGGCGCAGTGCCAAAATAAAGGAGGTAAACGATGATACAACCTGTTACATTGAATATTGCTGATGGTGGATTGGGATATGGACTGATTGGTATTGATGGCTTGCATGCAAAGCTTGGTATTGCTGAGGGAGGCGCAGCTAATACGATGTATGATGTTGGAAGTAAACGCATGGCAGTAGCATATTTTGGGAAGGGTGCTCTCGTTGATAGCCTCACCCGTCACTTTGATGAAGGCGGTTTAAAATGTTTGGCAATGCGTCCTGACAATGATATAAGCGGTAGCATTGGTACCATTACTCATACCGGTACGGGAACTGCAACCATGCAGGCTGCAGGGACAGTAATGGGTGCACGCAATTTTGTTATTGATATTGTTGCAGGCGGTACCTTTGAGGTTGCAACCTTTCGTTGGAGTGATGATGGTGGAATTAACTGGTCAGATGTATTTATAACACCACCAGCAAGCACTCCAATTATACTTTCGTGCGGTGTTAGCATCAGCTTTACCGGTACTGAAGATTGTTTTGTAAAAGGCGACCGATACAGCTTTTCAACTATTGCACCAGGTGCAAGCGTTGCATCATTCCTGACTGCTATTGATGCACTAAAAAATCATTATAACCCCGATTCGGCAGCATATACGTTTATACATATTGTTGGTGGCTTTGAACGTTCATTTTGGGAAGCAATAAAAGCAAAAGAAGAAGAATTTGAGGCAAAACGCATTTTTATACGCTTTGTACTGGAATATCCACCAAAGGATGATAGCAGTACTGTTGAATCATATTTGCAGGGAATGATTGATGAGTGTAAGCTTTTTAGCTCTAAAAAGATTGCTATTGTAGGTGGACGGATACGCTACGGAAGCGATAGTGATTTTAAATCGGCTGCAACGTTACTGTGTGCAAAACTAAGCCAGTGCAAGGTAAATGAGCATCCCGGCTATGTGCGCAAATATGCATCAACCATTGCAAAAGAAATAGAATTTTGGGACGACGGGTTACAGGATTACATTGAAGATTTGAATGATGCCAATGTCATCATAGCAGTACAATATGCCAACTGGAAAGGCATGTTCATTAAAAAGGATAATATCATGGCACCCGATGATAGTGATTATCAGACAATACACCACGGCAGGGTTATTGATAAGGTGCGAAAGATTGCCTATCAGCATATTATGCCGTTTGTTAATGGTGTTGCTGAAGGTGGCGAAAGTGGTATAGATAGTTTGGTTGCTGAGATTGATGCTGCTATTGCAACCAATATGGAAGTGCCAGGTAATGAAGAAATAGTGAAACATGAAGTTGTTATTGATCCTGACCAGGATATAACAAGCGGTGAACTAAAAGGGCAGATACATATTTACCCAACCAATATTATGGAAAAAATAACCATAGATGTTGGTTATAGAAAAGAATAAGGCAGGAGGAAACTATGCAAGAGACCTATTCGTTTAAAGATTATACTGCAACGGTAATGGGACGTACCATTGTTGGTTTGGATAGCCTTGATTATGACCATGAAATAAAGGTTGAAGTACATTATGGCAAGGGGCAGGAACCTATAGGCTATGGCGAGGGTGAACTTAAAGGAAGTGGCAAGATGAGCGTGTTATTGGAAGAGTATGAAAAGCTGGTACTGGTTGCAACTGCTGTTGGTGGTGACCCCTTGAAACTGCCACCATTCCCCATAGTTGGGCTTTTAGCTAAAAGCAATGGCAAAAAAATGAAAGAAGTATTACCATTGGTAAAACTTAAAAAAGTGGGGCAAAAGCGCAAGGTAAGCGATACTAAATTTTTAGTGGATATTGACTTTGAGCTTTTAGCTATGCCAAAGATTATTCCACTATAAGGAGAAGAGTATGGCACGAATAACAGATAACGATTATACTGAATTGCTACCAAAAATTGAAAACTGGAAGCAACGGTATCCAGAAGTCATTATGATATCACTTGCTCGTGATGAGTTTGATGGCATTTTTAGAGTGCCAACGCTTGATGACATTAAGCTTGCCAATAGCGCACAGAACGACATTGATAAAAATAAGCAGCTTGTATTGAGCTGTATTTTATATCCGGAGCCTGATGTATTCAATGCACTGTTAGAAAAGCGTGGTGGTATTATTACTCCAATAGCAGCACAATTGATTGATGCTTGCGGGGTAACTCAGGAGGCGTATGTAAAAAAGTTGTAGAGACACGCCAGCAGGATTTAGAGCATGATGCAAGTATTGTGCTGGTACGAAAATATTTTCCGTATATTAACTATGACAGTATGAGTTTTGAAGAGCAAATTATACTACGAGTAGATGCCCTGTACTTAGAGCAGCGAGAGCTTAAGAATTTAGCAGAACTACTGAGCAGATTATTAGGTGGATAATGGAGAATGTGTACAAATTAGGTGCTGTTTTAACGCTGAAAGATTATCTTAGCTCACAGTTTGATAAGATATGTAGCAGTGCCGATAAGCTCAAAGGTAAATTTAAAGAAATTGATGGCGGTGTAGCTACCTTTGAATCACGGATGAAGCAGCTTAAAATTGGTGGTGGCTTGCTTGCTGCGGGAACCGGTATGGCTATTTTTAACAAAAATATGATTGATGCCAACCGCCAGACTTCCCAGATGCAATCGAACCTTGCATCATTAGGGGTTTCTTCTGAAAATGTTGCCATGGTAACACAGGCTGCTATGAAGGCAAGCAGTACCATGAATGTAACCAGAGATGAATTTATAGATGCCGCATACGATGTTAAAAGTGCCGTTGCTACCATCAATGAATCACAGTTAGGCGCATTTACCGAAATGGTAGCAAGGACTGCTACCGCTACCAAAGGCAATACCAAAGAACTGGCAAGCATTTTTGGTACTATCTATAACCAGAATAAAAAAATGTATGACAATTTAAGCGATGAAGACTTCAGTAAAATAATTGGTAATTCGTTAGCATTTGCAACGCAACAGTACAAAACTGAAGGGACAAAGATGCAGCAGGCTATTGAGAGTGTCAGCGGTGTTGCTGCATCAGCGGGATACGATATTGCTGAACAGTTTAATGTGCTTGGAATGTTGCAAAATGTAATGCAACCGGGAGAAGCAGGAACTGGCTTTAGAGCATTTGTGAACAAAGCATACGAGGCATCAGAAAAATTAGGAATGTCATTTGTAGATGCTCAGGGTAAGTTACTCCCTATTGCTGATATCATTGATAAACTACGTGTTAAATATGGTGATACAGTCAGTTCAGCAGAAAAATTAGAACTGAGCAAAGCATTTGGTAGTGAAGAAGCTGCCAAATTGTTTGATAACCTATGGGATAAAACAGGATTATTGCGAGAGAATATTGAAAAGCTCAGGGGGATGAAAGGAAAGGAACTGGTAGATGCTATGGCTAAAACCAATATTGATAATATCAATGTCAGTTTAGCAACGCTTTCTAATACATGGGATAATTTAAAATCAACACTGGGTGGTGGCATTGGTGGAGCGATGAAACCATTTATTGACCTTTTAAAAGATGGATTACAGTACCTTGTTGCTATTATGAATCAATATCCTGCACTTGCCAAAGGTATTGGCATATTTATGTCACTTGCCAGCACAATTACCATGGTAGTTGGCGGTTTTATGACACTGCGAGCGGTTAGCGGATTATATGCCCTTTCGCAGATGGCTGCTGCCAATGCCACCCATGTAAGTACTGTTAAGCTACTGTGGCACAAGACAACGATGCTTGCTTCGGCTGTTGCTACCAAAGTTGCAGCAGCAGCACAGTGGCTTTTTCATGCTGCACTATCAACGGGGAATATTATAAAATTTGTTGCGGTTATCACCATACAAAAAGGGGTTATGCTTGCTTCCGCTGTTGCTACAAAAGTTGCAGCAGCAGCACAATGGCTTTTTAATGCTTCATTATATGGTTGCCCTATTGTGTGGATTATAGGTGGTATTGCATTATTAGGTGCAGGGGCATATATGCTTATAAAGCACTGGGATAAAGTGAAGGTGTTTTTTAGCGGGTTGTGGGATGGATTAAAGTCGCTGGCAGGCAAAGCAATTGGCTTTGTGTCCGGTATTGGGAAAAAATTAATTGATGCGTTATGGGGAGGTATTCAATCGGCATGGAAAAAATTAAAAGAAGGTATTGCTAGTGTCTTTGGTTCCATTGCACGCTTGTTTCCTCATTCTGACGCAAAAGAAGGACCATTTGCTAACCTTACCTATTCGGGACAGTCTTTGATTAAAACATTTAATACCGGCATTGAGGTAGAAGCTAAAAAGTCAATTGCTGTTATGCCCTATATGCAACAATCAGCAGAGACACTGCAAAAACCAGTGAGTATGCCTACTCAATCAAAATCAAATTGTATTATCAATGTTGCTAACCTTATAGGACAACTTTCTATCAACAACGAAACAAAAAATGGCTCATTGCAATCACTTGCCAATGCTATGGCACAGGCTATCCTGCAGGAGATTGTGAGGTATTCCAATGCTTGATGCTGGATTGCAGATACATGGGTTACCTTTGTCGGCATTATCCAAAGAATTAGTGCCGGTTATTGTTGGTAGCTATGAATTTCCCTGCGGATGCCTTGTTGATATTAGCGGCAGTAAAAAGATTATATCAACACCTATCCCTGGAAGGGATGGCAACATTAAGGAATTTGTTGGCTACAATGATTATGTTATCACTATCCATGCATTAATCCAATCGCTTACCTTTGATATGGTATATGATAAACTCAATAGAATTATGGCATTATGGCAGATGGAGCAAAGTTTACGCATTATTTGTCCCAAAACTGACCTTTACTGTATATCAAGCGTTATCTTTGAAAGCTTTGATCATCCTGAAACAAAAGGTATGGAAGCAACTGAGGTTTTAACCTTACGGTTTTTATCAGATAACGACTATGAATTAGAGGTTGAGTAAATGTATTATTCTGTCATTGATACCTATACAACAAAATCACATGATACCATCTATACCATTACCATGCGCTATTACTATAATTGGTACCTATGGCGTATTGTTTATGATCCGAATAAAGCTATACTGGGCAATAATCCTTACATCATCCCGGCAGGTAAAACCATACATATTATAAGTCTTAACACGGAACAAATTAACCACACAATCAAGGAAGGTGATCTGTATCAATCACTGGCAGAAAATTACTATGGGTCAGCCAGGTTCTGGATAGATATTGCTATTGAAAATGATTATAAACATTTGTTGCCAGGTGATAGCTGCATTATACCTGCACTTATTACACAAGAATTGATTAAGAAAGCGGAGAAATTACGTGCTCTCGTTAACGCATAAATTATCGATTGGAGGATATATATTCCCTGCGGTCAATACCGTTACCATTGTTAAAAGCCGTGAAGGTGGTGATACAATGACCATCTCGTTACCTAAATATAAACGGCTATCATATCATGATATTCCGGAAGGAACCAAGGTTGAATTTGCATGCGGATATACTCAATATGGAGTATTCCATGAATTTGATGGCTTTGTGCGTGAGGTTTCACCAACACAGCCTTTTACGATTGTTGTTGAAGATTACTTTTATTTTTTACGTCGAGATATTCTGTCTAAAACATTCAGCAACATGAGTGCCGGAAGCATTGTTAAATATGTATGCAGTCCATATCCCATTGATACCAGTGGTGTTGCCGATGGTATTACCATTAAAACGCGAACCTATCATAATAAAACAAGACGATATATTGTCACAGATCTGGCGCTACTATGCGGATTTGATGCCTTTATGCTTGATAATTGCTTGTTTTTTGACAAGCCATTTTCGTTACAACAGAAAAGTATACCATGTTTTGCATTTGGTACAAATATCATAGAAGATGCTACTACATTTTCACCTGATGCTGAATATGACAAGATTATCCTTATATCAGAACAGACTGATGGTAGCGGGATAGTTAATACCGCAGAATATGGCAAGGGCGAACGTATTAAAAAGATATATATTGAAGATATCCCAAGAAGCGAAATAACTAAACGAGTTAAGGAACTTTATGATGATATTACCTATGCTGGATTTACAGGTATGATTACCGCATTTGGCTATCCTGTTGTTACCCATAGCGGTACCATTAAGCTTACGGATGATAGATATCCAGAAAAAAATGGATATTACAATGTTGATAAGGTTGAAAAGGAATATGGCAGCAATGGATTTAGACAGAAAATTTATTTGGGGAGAGTAGCATGAATAGCAATCTTATTGAAGCGATACAAAGGGCTGCATGGTTACATAGTAAAATTGATTTTGACCTTGCCCGTGCAGTAGTGAAGAAAGTTGATGAGGATGCGCTGACTGCACAGGTTGTAGTTACCGGTGAAAATGCACCTGTGTATACAGCTACGCTCCATGCTGTACGATCAAGTGATATCGCTATCATACCAAAAATTGACAGTATTGTCATTATAGGCTATGTACATAAATCGCCCAATCAGGCTGTTATTTTGCAATATTCAACCATTGATAAAATTATCATTAAACCTGTGAAAGAATATACTATTGAATGTGGCAATGCAACGCTTGGAATACAACCTTCAGGTATAGAATTGACGACTGCACAGGGTAAATTAAAAATAACAGATGGTGTAAGTATTGGCAATGGGACACAACCATTGGTACTTGGTACAAGTTTGCAAACATGGGCGATGCAGGTTGATAGTGCTCTTGCTGCAATCATTGCATGGGGAGCCGGTGTTACTCCTCCTCTTACCGGAGCTATTCCTTCGCTATGGAATAGTGCAATACTTTCGCTGACCAATAAGGTGTCATGAATTTACTGGGTGATGATATAAAACTTGTTGATGGCGATATTGCTTTTACCACTGGCAACGGTGATAGTGATACCGTGAGCGGTATAGATTGCCTGTTGCAGGATATTACTGAGGAATTACAGTTTCCCTATTGTGATGATCCTGACCATCCGGATAGAGGTAATGCAATATTTGCATTACATGTTTCAGAAGAAAAATATGCACTGGAAAAAATTTATATTAAACAGGAAGTGCTTTCTATACTCAGCCGTGATCCTCGAATTAAAAAAAATTCAATTAGCATCCAGGTTGTGTTTGGTAGTGAAATTAGTGTCAGTTTTTCGTTTGTTACTATTAATTGTATAGTTGTTGATAACCTTGTAGTACCTGTTAGTCAAGGAGTATTGTTATGAAACTTTCGTATACCTACAATGAGATAAAATCTTCTATTCTTGATGCAATCAACAATGATAGTGAGCTTAGAAAGATTTATAATATTAACCTTAATATTGTTGGTAAACTACGGGCAATCATTGAAGCAGTTGCACGGGGTATTTATGAGTTTGTTGGTGATAGTATGATTACTATATATAATAATATTTTTGTTTCTACCGCTGATGAAGAAGCTTTGATACTGCATCTTGCAGATAGAGGTATGACTCCATGGAAACAGGCAGCAAAAGCAAGTGGTTATATCTATATTGGGTGCAGTACCATGCCAACTAACTATATTATTATCCCACAGCTTGCCATGGTAAAAACAAATGATGATAAATATTTTGTCATTACACAATCGGCAATGATTACGCCACAAACTCCGCAAGATGCCCGTGGGTATTATACAGTACGTTTACCAATACTATCATTGGAAGCGGGAAGCATTTATAATGTTATTGCTGATACCATTACACAATTGTATACAGAAATACCCGGCGTTGATATTGTTTATAATGCTGAAATAACATCAGGTGGTAGCGACAAAGAAACAATTGATGAGGTACGTGATCGAATACAAAAACGGGATCTTGCTCTACAGCAAGGGACAAAAGCATGGTTTGAGTCTGAAACATTAGAATTTGAATTTGTTAAAACTGTATTAGTTGTCCCGCGATATGCTGGTCGCGGTACGGTTGGCATTGGATTTCTAACCTATAGCGGAGTTCCAACACAAGAAGAAAAACAAATTGTTCAGGATTATTTTAATAGCGTGGATATTGATCCGGCCGGTGCATTCCACGTTGTTATTTTTGATATTGCACTCTTTAATTGGGATGCCACTATACGGGTACATTTTGTTGATGACGAGCCTCTTGATGCTGAATTATTCTATGCAGTGCAATTATATTTTTCAACATTAACATTAGGTGAAGATATTATTGAAGATCAAATAAAAGCTTCAATAATATATAATGTTGGAGTTAAGAAAGTTGATGTTATGAACCACAGCGGTTACATAGTTGATGAATATTTATTTCCGGTAATTGGGGAAATAACATTTGAAAAGGTGCCTTATGTTGAATAGATATATCTTTAATTTTGATACGATGGTATGGCAGCATCTTAGAATAAGCATAAAACTAAAAGGTAAAAATAGTATATGGTATAGACTTCTTTATGCTCTTAGTTCTTTTTTTGCAGTACTGCTACATTGTGCTGATTATGTATATAGCAATATTTTTCTAGAATATATGGACATTGATTCATTGAGAAAGGTTGCTAAACACTATAATCTATCACAAATACCTGGAGAATCAATCAGTAATTTCAGGATACGCATACAGGTTTTTAGATCATTATTGACAGAATATTGCAGCGTTGCATTAATGAAGCGCATCATTATGATTACCTGCGGTGTTGAACCTGTTATACTTCAATATAGAGATTATACTATTTTTACTATTGGGGTTACTCCACTTGGCGAAGGGGTATGTATGAACAGTTTATATAGTAGATTCGTGTGGAAAGCTATGCTACCTGACCTTTCCAATGAAAGTATCGATAGAAACTTTGCTAAATCATTAATTGAACAATTTAATTTAGCATCAAATGAATTTGTAATTATTGAGCAACGTGGAAATGAAAATTATATCTGGTAAAGGAGTAACTGATGGATCAAAATTATATTGGTATTGAAGGATTAGAATATCCCGAAAATGGCAGTAAACTTTTTCAGGAAGATTTTATAAAAGAACAGGATGCTCTTGGCAAAGAGGTTGTAAATAGAGAACGTGATTACATTGTTCATGGTATTATCTATGGTTTGGAAGTAACCGTTTCTTCAACACCGGGATGTGTTACCATAAGCAATGGTGCTGCCCGTGATGCGCTGGGAAGGCGCATAGAATATACAGGTGCTACCGATTATGCATTACCTGATAACTGGTTTGGTGCGATAATAGTTAAACATCAATGGATTGAAGAAGGATATATTCCTGAAGGTGACAATCAACAAAAAATTATACGGAGACATGAATCAACTATTGCATTAAAAGATTTAGAAGTAGGTGAGGAGTATAGTCCGCTTGATGATGAGGTACTGTTAGCGTATGCTTCACGTAATCAATCATCAATTGTTATAACCGATAAACGGATTTTTGTTCATTATAAAAGATTATATACTGAAAATAAAAAGATAATGCTAAACTATACCGAATCAGGACAGGGCGTTGGTGGTGATGGTATTTCAGGGATTATTATTGATAGAGGCATGAGTAATCCAGCAAAATTTATATTTGATGAAACTGATGATACATTTAAGGTTGGTATAAATTCATTAGATACAATCATCACACAATTAGTGCTGGATAAAATTGTTCCAATCGGTGGTATTATTATGTATGGTGGTGGTAATGTAACCGATCCTGCTCCTGTACTGGATAACTTCTTATATTGCGATGGCAGTGCAATAAGCAGAACTACCTTTGCAAATCTATTTAATACAATTGGTACTACATTTGGTGCTGGCAATGGCACTACAACATTCAACATCCCGAACTTCAAAGCGGTTGTCCCGCGTGGGATGGGAACACAAACAATCAACACACGGGAAAAAAATGGTGGTAATCTTGGTGCACTATTAGAGGATAGAATTCAGCAAATGACAGGGCAGTTGGGACAACCATGGGAATCGCTTGGTGCTGATGTAAAGTCTGGTGTTTTTAATACATCAATATTTTCTTCAACAGGGTTTGCTGCTGGTGGTGGTGGAATTTATATTTCAACTATTCTTATTAAGTTTGATGCTTCACAGGTTGCCCGAACTGGTGACTATACGAGAGATAATTCATTGAGCATTCGATTCTATATTAGATATATTTAGAGGTAACTATGAAAAAAGTATATATTATTGATGAACAAGGATATTTCATTGCTGAACATTGGTGCCAGCCTAATCCAATACATCCTGGAGAATATTTATATCCATCTTCTTTTGTTGAAATTGAACCGCCAAAATTAATGGATGGCCAGCTTGCAAAATATGATGCAAACAAAAATACATGGCTTGTTGTTCAAAATTACTGTGGTGTTACCATATACAATAAAGTAAATAGTTGTGAATATAAAGTTAACCCTGCAGTTGACATTGAAGAAGGATATACTGATGTAACACCTCCACGCAATGATATACAATATTA